TTACCTACCAATGGGTTCATTGGGTTTATTCTTGGAGTAATCCATGTCTGAAGCAGCACAAGAACCGGCCCGGAAACAGGCGGGGACTGTAGTAACGAGTGAGAATTTAGCTGAGTTTTCGTTAGCAAAATTAGGTTTAGCGCCCGATGGATCTCCTACTGAGGCCGCAAATGCGGAGCCGGTAGTCGAGGCAGAGGCGAGTGAACCAAGCGAAAGTGAAGCTGCGACAGGTGAAAAGAAGCAAAACCCAAAACTTGAGAAGCGGTTTTCAGAACTGACTAAGCAGCGTGAAGCGGCCCGCCAAGAAGCGGATCGTGAGCGCCAAGCCCGTCAAGAGCTGGAGAATCGGATCAAGGAGCTGGAGACTAAGGCTAACCCTGCGAGAGCAGAACCGGCAGATCCAGACCCTAAACCCGATCCAAGCCAGTTTAATGATGCGCTGGAATATGCTGAAGCTCTGGCTGAGTGGACTACGGATAAGAAGTTGCGGGAGCGTGATGAGCAAGAGATGTCTCGCAAGGCGCAGGAAGAACAAAACCGAAAACAGGTTGAGTTCCAAAAGCGCGTAGAAACTGCGAAGGCAAATCTGCCGGACTATGAGGACACAATCGCCGCCGCTGGTGATATACCAGTAAGCGCACCGGTTGGGGAATCAATTGTCGATAGTGAGTTTGGGCCTGAAATCCTTTACTACCTAGCCGACAACCCGGACTACGCACGTTCCCTTGCGGAGAAGTCATTGACCGCGCAACTACGCGAGATTGGGAAGTTGGAGGCAAAGTTTGAGAAAACTGCGACTCCTAGCAAAAAGGAACCTGTAGCGAAGAAATCGAACGCCCCTGCGCCGATTTCGCCTATCAAGGCAAGCAGTAGCGCCGTGGAAACTGGTCTGGATTCAGACCGTGCGTTTCATGGAACCTACCAGCAATGGAAGGCTGCTCGCCTTGCCGGGAAGATTCGGTAAGTGGGGTAACTACTAACCTTTTATGGAGTAATTAAAAATGGCAAATAATTTGCTAACCATCTCCATGATCACCAACGAGGCGTTGATGGTCTTGGAAAACGAACTTACGTTCACGGCCCGCGTTGACCGTTCTTATGACGAGCAATTTGCGGTTACTGGTGCAAAGATTGGTAATACTGTAAACGTCCGCCGTCCGGGTCGTTTTATCGGTACTACTGGCCCTGCGCTTAACGTAGAGGACTTCAACGAGACATCCGTCCCGGTGACCCTCTCAACTCAGTTCCACGTTGACACCCAGTTCACCACACAGGACTTAGCCCTGTCGTTGGATATGTTCTCGGATCGCGTGTTAAAGCCCGCAATCGCTGCTATCGCCAACAAAATGGACTTTGATGGCACGACTATGGCTACTGACAACACCGCCAACATCGTTGGTACGGCTGGTACTGTTCCCTCCGACATTGCTACGTTCTTAACCGCACAGGCTTATCTGGACGGTGAAGGTTCGCCCCGCGATGGCAAGCGTTCTTGCGTTGTTGACCCCTTTACCGGTGCGTCAATCGTTGGTTCGTTGAAGGGTCTCTTTAACCCACAAGGCACTATCTCGGGTCAATACGAGAAGGGCATGATGGGTAAGGACACCATCGGAATGAACTGGTACATGGATCAGAACATTGTGTCGCACACATACGGTTCTTACGCCACGGCTACTCTCTCCACCAACACAGCAACATTTACCGGTTCGCTGACAACTGGCTGGGCTTCAACATCCACAATCACAATTGCTGCCGCTACTGCTAACGCTGGACTCAAGCAGGGTGACACCATTCAGATTGCTGGCGTGTTTGCAGTCAACCCCCAGAACCGTCAGCCATACGGCGGTAATGTTCTGCGTAACTTTGTCGTGACTGCTGACGTAACGATTACCTCCGGTAGCTCTGCTTCCGTAATCGTATCGCCCGCTATCATCACGGCTGGTCAGTTCCAAAACGTATCGGTTCTTTCGACCTCCTCAACTGCTGTTGTCACACCGTTTAACAAGACCGGTGTTGTCAGCCCGCAGAACTTGGTGTTCCACAAGAACGCGTTCACGTTAGCGACTGCCGACCTTGAGTTGCCAGACGGTGTTCACTTTGCTGGTCGCGCATCTGACAAGCAATTGGGTCTGTCAATTCGAGTGGTTAGGCAGTACACAATTAACAATGATTCTATTCCAACCCGTCTGGACGTTCTTTACGGTTGGGCTCCCCTCTACCCCGAACTCGCTTGCCGAGTTGCGGCTTAATTAGGAAAGGAACCTAAATCATGGCAAATCCCGGCGCAGCAAGTACCCAAACGACCAACTATCTATTTAACGGTAACGCCTCAGACGGTGTCCTATTGGGCATCGTTACTGGCAAAGTTGGTTTTTACGGCGAGACCCCTGTGGTTCAAGCCGGTGCTATTACCCCGCTAGTGTCAACGACAGCTTCAACCGCTGACGTTTGCAATCGCGTCAATAGCATCATCACCGCTTTACAGAACATCGGCATTACCGCCTAAGATGTTTTGAAGCTACGGAGAAGCCGCCCTCACAAGGGGTGGCTTTTCTCATTTTTAGGAATCGCATGAAGCACATAATGTTGGCAATGCCAGCCTACACAGGCGTGGTTCACATGGGAACGATGCGCTCCCTGATGACTGACTGCATCACCCTAATTAAGCGTGGTGACCGGTTCACATTCGTGGATGATGTAGGTAACGCCATGATTGCCGACTGCCGAGGCGTAATTACAACCAATTTCTACCACTCCGACTGCGATGAGCTAGTCTTTATCGACTCAGACGTTGCGTGGGAGGCCGGTGCTTTGTGTAAGCTAATCGACCATCCAGTAGACTTTGTGGCTGGGGCGTACCCTGCAAGGGTTGATCCGCTAAAGTTCAATATCGGCTGGATTGAGGAACGAAAGTACCTTGAAGCTGACCCTGAAACGGGACTTTTAGAGGTGGATCGCGTCCCCACGGGCTTTTTGAAAATCACAAAGAACTGCGTAGCCAAGATGATTGAGGCTTACCCAGACACGTTTTATCACGATGACGCAATTAACAACCAGTTCTATCCCCTCTACGAATCGTTTATCGACTCAGACAAAAAGTGGAAGTACGGCGAGGACTTTTCGTTCTGTAAGCGGTGGAGAGAGATAGGCGGTCAGGTCTGGTTAGACCCTGAAATCAAAATGGGTCACATAGGCAATAAAATCTTTGAAGGACATATTGGAAATTGGCTTAAAAGTAGGATAATTTCACAACCAACATCTGAGGTGACCCATGAACCAAATCAAAATTCTTAGCCCAACCTTTGCGTTGGATTTAACAACCTCTGCATCTTCTGCCCTGCAAATTATTCCCAGCTCGCCAACCCGCGCCTATCGCGTGGCCCTGCTGAACACCGGAACGGGTAGAGCTGCCGTGACCTTTGGCACGACCTCAAGCAATATGGACACCCCCGTGATCGCGTCTACGGGCGGCTCTGGGTCGTTAGTCCTACCGGCTAACATGATTTACCCAATGATTATTGACTGCGGAGCCCCAAACCTTTACATCAAGGGCATCTCATCAGGAACCAACACTTTGTACATTACGTTGGTGGCTACCGAATAAGGATTCACCATGTCTAACCAGACCGCGAATACCCAAACGACCAACTTTGTACCGGTTCAGGGGACGTTTGAGCCCCTCTACCCGTACAACATAATTTCGTTCATTGGGCCAGCAGGGTTGCCGTTTTACGCCCCTACGAACCCCAATCTGGACGGGGTGACGATTACCAACAGTACGATTAACAGTACGACTATCGGTCTAACTACCCCTACGGCGGCGGCGTTTACCTCTGCGTCTGCGACCAGCTTACCGGTTGGCGGCAACGACCTGACGAACAAGACCTACGTTGATGCGGCACTAGCCGGGATCTCATGGAAGGAGCCAGTTAGGGCGGCTACAACAGGAAATATCACCCTTTCAGGCGCTCAGACGATTGATACCGTCCCCGTAGTTGCGGGTGACAGGGTTCTGGTCAAGGATCAGTCTACGGCCTCCCAAAACGGTATTTATATCGTTGGGACACCTTGGACGCGAGCCCCTGACGCAAACACATGGGATGAGCTGGTCTCAGCCCTAGTATTCGTTGAGTCTGGCGGTCTGGCTGGCTCGGCTTGGTACTGCTACATCCAGCCGGGTGGCACGTTAGGCGTTACTGCGGTCACTTGGTCGAACTTTCAAGTAGCGGGCGCTTACTTTGCCGGTACGGGTCTAACCTTAGCAGCTAACACGTTTAGCATCACCAACACCGGGGTGTCTGCCAATACTTACGGCTCTGCTACGGCGGTTCCGGTCTTTGCGGTCAACGCTCAAGGCCAACTTACAAGCGTTACCAACACAAACATTGCAATTAACGCAAACCAAATAACTGCTGGAACCATCGACACGGCTCGGATTTCAGGCTCTTACACCGGCATTACGGCGGTCGGAACCCTTACCGGTCTGACGGTCAGCTCAACGATTTCGGGGTCTATTTCAGGCAACGCCGCAACCGCTACAACGGCTACAACTGCGACCACGGCAACGACTGCAACGAACATTGCGGGTGGAGCTGCTGGGTCTTTGCCTTATCAGTCAGGAGCTGGGGCTACAACATTTCTAGGAGCAGGGTCTAACGGTCAGGTTCTAACCCTTGCGTCTGGTGTTCCCTCATGGGCAACGCCTAC